GCCGACTAGAGCATAGTCATAATAATCTTATACGTTTCAAAGTTCTTAATACCTTGAATATTGTCTCCATACTGATGATTAAATAGACCCACTGACCCGTCTCTGGCACTACGCATCTTAACGTAGTTTGCAATACCTTTGTCAGATGGCACAAGACCGTATTTGTCTCGATCAACAACAAATTTAACCAAGTCTTCGAATAAAGGATGGTGTTTACAATTTTCCAAAATAGTAATGGCGCGGATTGAGAAATAATCTTTACCGTCTAGATCGAAATCCTTAAATGAGTCGAATCTCTCTAAGAAAACTAATCTACTTAATGCTCTGTAAGTAGGATAGATACCGCGAATAAGTCCATCTTTAGATGGAAGAGATTTCGAATGTAGATTTTGTAAATAAACTACATAATTGTCTGAAATGTGGGATTTCTCTTCATTTACGTTTAAATTAGCGCTCTTGAAGAAATCAAGTAACTGGCTAGTATCACGAGTGACATATACTCCATCATCGCCTTGGACTTGGCAGGAGTCGTCTTTAACTAGTCCAGAATTCATTGCTACAGTAAACTGAGCGATGCTATCAACCTCATTCGTGAAGGTCGATCCCGAAGGTACACCATGAGGTGACTCTCTGATGCCGTCTGGGGTGATTAAACCGATAGTATTAAAGCGTTCTCTAATATAATCTAAACCGTATGGATCATTAACATCTTGGAAAAGCATCTCGATGTAATCAAAGGCTAGATTTTGTAAACTCTTCTTAACAGAAGCATCATAAGCAGAAAAGTCTACGCTAAGGAACGTATCACCAGGATTATCATTTAAAATACGATTAATACTCTGGTCCACAATTCAGGTCCAAGAAGTGCAGATCGCCAAGGTAAATTACGTTGGAAATCATGTAAGGGTCTGAAATATCTCATCTCATTGATAGTATCAGCAATGGGATAGCCCCAAACATTACGCGTTTTGCCAAGCTCTTGCGTTCGGGTGAAACAGATACATGGATATCGTTCTGACATTAGTGTATCGTACTCAATTAGAGCATCTTGAAGTACGTTAGCCTTACGCTCGAAGTAAGGTAATCCCGAGTTAGTATCTGTTCTTAACCATTTTCCAGCGCTCTCGACGGAGAGTGGTCTTAATCGTTTGGCTTGCGAAGGGATAGGCACTTCTAAATTATAATTTCCCGGAGTCTCAACCTCGAAGTAGGTATCAACTGAATCCTTTCGGTCCTCCCAAGGAACTTGGATTGATCTAGGACCAAATTTCGCACGATTTGACTCTTCAATTTCAATCAATTCGGGTACCCCAGGTAACTTGTCGTTTAAGACTGAATCCCAGTCTTCAAGAATACTTTCGGGACCAAGTTGGTGTAATGGGGTAGAAAACACTTCACTACGGCCTGTAATTGTACCGTCTAACAGATGGGAAAGTCGTGACACCACGTTATCAGATAATTGCAATTGTTCTAGAAATGGGTACTTCTTTGCGTTCATATAGAAATAATCTCCTGTTAAATAGAAAAGTCCTTATACTCAAAGGGTTTGATGGGTAGGTCAAGGTTGTTCCAATTCCCTTGATACAAAAGTAAAATATCAAAGCGTCCGAGTACGTCTTAATAATACTGAGAACCAGTCAGAATTGACGTAAAGAAGTAGGTTGATCACTCAGCGTGAATTAAG